AAATGGCTACTTATGACAATTTCCAAGTAAATTGCCACAAGAAACGAGCCATTTTCGCGGAAACCCCTACATTGCATTTCGGGGTAAAAGCGGTATTCTGATTTCTTGACATCATCCGAGAATGATGGAAAAAAGAGGAAAAACCGCGTCTGATGGGGCTGAAATGTTAAAGTTTAGTTAATATAGCGAAAAAGCTACCTAAATATTTGGTAGTTTGTAGCTTTTTTGCTACCTTTGCAGTGTCATTCAGACAAAGAGTTCTTTAACATGTTTAATTACAACAATGAAACACAATCAATTGTACAATGAGTTGACTAAAGCAGGATGCTTTATCACTCGACATGGTGCCGAGCACGATGAATGGTTCAATCCCAAGAATGGGATGAAAATCAGAATTCCAAGACATGGTAGCCATGAGGTTAAGACAGGGTTGCTTAGACGCATTAAAAAGACGTTGCTCGGACAATAAGTCCGGGCAACTGCCCTTAACCTTACAAATGATTACTTTCTGTAATGGATGTGTGGGGAACTCTTTTTATATGGATTTTAAACAAATAAGATATATGGCAAAGAATGTAGTGCTGATTTTAGAATATGGTGATGGCGGTTACTCTTGTTACAATGATGAGCCATTGGGTAATTATGGTGTCATTGATGGCGATGGGGCTACCGCTGAGGAAGCCAAGGCCGATTTTATGAAGGCTCTTCAGGAATGTAGGGATGATAATCCTGACAACAAGGACTTGCAAGACTTGACATTCACCTTCAAGTATGACGTGCAAGCCTTCTTCAAGGAGTTTTCGTTCCTCAACGCCACGGAGATTGCCAGACGCGCAGGCATCAACCCATCGCTCATGCGCCAGTATGTAAGTGGAGTCAAGACTGCTGGGGAGAAGACATACCAGCGACTCAACGCTTGCATGAGCAATATTAAAGCGGATTTACAAGCAGCCGTCTTCTGATGGTTGTGTTTTCATAAAGTAATTAAATGAACTCTTGAGCCCCTGGTGCGAGATGCATCGGGGGCTTTTTCATTCCCCATTCCTATCATTTCTCTCAAAAAATTAACCTTTTTCCACCAAAAACAAAACTTTTTCCCAAAAATATTTGGCGGTTCCAAATATTCTTCTTACCTTTGCCGACGTCTATAAGATGATAGTAATCTATCCGGCAGGGCGACCGTTTCGCCTATGGCTTCTGGCCGCAGGCTTTTTTTATGCCTAATCGGGAAAAATATTTTTCCTAACTGGGAAAATAAATTTTCCTAACTGGGGAAATAATTCTCGCAATAAATGGCGGCTGCATGAACCGTAAGATTTCATTTGTCCTTCCGGATAAGTCATCATCTTATAGACAACGGGGAATGCAGCCGCCACCCTTTTGTACAATCGGCTGTTAATGTCTATAAGATGATGCAATATGCAGAATTCTATTTTGATTAGTGATGCTCAGGTGCGCCCTGCAGGCATCAGCGTAGAGGAGGGCATCAAGGCCCTCAAGTGTGAAATCAAGAAGCTCGCCAAGACCAAGAGCGAAACCTTCAGTTTCCTCTGTGACGAGACGGTCACCTATGGCGACGTCGCAAAGGTCATGTTGGGCATGGTGGCTCTGATGGCCATCGTGGCAGTCAGCGGTTTCTTTTTTGGAGGGGAGGTGATGTGATGAAGCGCAAAGGTAAAAAGCTATTCCTCTCTCGCAAGCAAATTGATTCTTACCGATTTCTTGCGAAGGAGTGCAAGCAAACGAA